AGGAATATGCTAGAAAAGAGTTTTTTAAGAGCAGAAGAAAGTTATTTGACACCACCAGAATATGATGACGATGATGGTATTAAGATATGTGAATGTTGTGATAGTGAAATTCCAAAAGGTGATTACTTTTGGATAGAAAATAATCATATATTATGTGAAGGTTGTATGATGGATAAGATTTATGATGTTGCCGAAATAGCATAAAAAATGCCCCTACGGAACGACCATTCCAAAAGGGGCGGGCTGAGTAATAAAACTTAGCATTATTTTATCAGAAAAAAGAAGGAATTGCAATAGAAATAACAGAAAAATTTGGGTTAAAAAAGGAGGAAAAAGCAATGGCTAGTTTATATGAATTAACAGGAGATTTTTTAAAAGTTAGAGAAATGTTATTTGATAAAGGTGCTATATTGCATTTTGCACATATAGAAGAAAGAGGAACAAATTTAAGTATTAAATAATAGAAAGGAAGTAGAACACTATGGATTTAGAAAAAATGCAAAAAGTGAATGAGATATTGCAGTTATGTTTTGAAATAAATAGATTTGAATCAAGACAACAACGTTTGACAGAAAAAAAGCCAACAGTGTTTATACATTTTTGTGGACATATAGCAGAACTAGAAATAAGTGTTTTTCAAACTGGCTGGTATGCTTATGCAACAAAAGATATAAAGTTTAAATTTTATTTAGATGAGCCATTTGATGAAATAAAACACCATATGGAAAAATGTATAGCATATTTGAATGAATTGAAAGAGAGGGAAAATGATGAGTGTTTACAGCAAGCTATTTGAGATACAGCAAACATTAAAAGCACCAAAGGGACAATATAATAAATTTGGAGAATTCAATTATAGAAGTTGTGAGGACATTTTACAACAAGTGAAACCAATATTAATGGAACAAAAAACAATCATAATATTGTCTGATGAATTACTACTCATTGGACAAAGATATTACGTAAAAGCAACTGCTTGTATAGTAGATATTGAAACAGGTGAACAGGCAAAAAGTGAAGCATATGCAAGAGAGCCAGAAGATAAAAAGAAAATGGAATTAAGCCAAATCACAGGGGCAAGTAGTTCTTATGCAAGAAAGTATGCGCTAAGCGGATTATTCTGCATTGACAGCGAAAAGGATAGCGATGCAACAAATACATATGGAAAAGATGAAAACCAGCAACAAATAAATCAGCAACAACAAAAATTAAAACCTTGTTGTCAGAAATGTGGTAAAGAGTTTACAGGATTTCAGTCAAGTTCTGGAAAACAGTATCCTCCAGAATATGAATACAACAAAAGAAAAGAAAAATATGGAAAAGCATTTTGTGATGCTTGTTTAGTAAGTGAGGGGTTAAAAGAATGAATAAAGTGATATTGATGGGAAGGCTGACAAAAGACCCAGAAGTAAGATATACACAGCAAAATATAGCAGTTACAAGATATACACTTGCAGTTGCTAGAAGGTTCAAACATCAGCAACAAGATGTAGATTTTATTAATTGTATTGCTTTTGGTAAAGCAGCAGAGTTTGCAGAGAAGTATCTCAATCAAGGCAAACAGATAGTAATTGTGGGAAGAATACAAGTTCGTTCTTGGGAAGATAAAAATAATCAAAAACAATGGAGTACAGAAGTGATTGTAGAAGAACATTATTTTACAGGCAGCAAAGTAAATAAAACAGAAGAAAATGGTTTTTATACAGTAGAAGAAAGTGACGATGATTTGCCATTTTAAAAAGTTGAGACGCTTTGATACTAAAAAAATAGTATTGTGAAATAGAAGGCTGCTGTTTGTGTTTCAGACAGCAGCAAATGCACATTGAAAATTGAATCAGAAAGAAGGGGAAAATATGCCAAACAGGATACTGAAAGAAAGTATCTGCAGAAGTGAAGACATTGATTCCTTATCTTGGTTTGAAGAAGTACTATTTTACAGATTGATTGTGATATGTGATGATTTTGGAAGATTTGACGGAAGGATAAAAATTATAAAGGGTTCTTGCTTTCCTTTGAAAAGTGTAACGGAAAAAGATATTGATAGAGCATTAAATAAGTTGTCGGCGGTAGGTTTGGTTAAATTATATAAAGTAGAAGAAAAACCGTACCTACAATTGGTAACTTGGGAGCAACATCAAAGAATTCGTACAAAAATGAGTAAGTATCCAAAATGTCCATCAAATGAAAAAGAAAACGATGAAGGATTTCAGCAATCTCAACAACTTGATGACAGTTTGCAGCAGATTGCAGCAGATTGCGGCGAGTTACAACAGATTGTATCAGATTGCAGCTATAATCCAATCCAATCCGAATCCAATCCGAATCAGAATCAGAATACAAATATATGCTCTGAGCAAAACAGCTCCGAGCAGTACGAACCAGCAGTCATTACTTTGTTGTTAAATACAGGTGAAGAATACCCTATTGCACAAAGTAATGTGAATGAATGGGCAGAACTCTATCCAGCCGTTGATATCATGCAGGAATTAAGAAACATGAAAGGCTGGTTAATCACAAATCAAAGGAAAAGAAAAACCAAGGGCGGAATATTGCGCTTTGCAAATAGTTGGTTAGCAAATAAACAGGACAAAGGAGGGTCAAACTATGCAACAGGTTATGGAGATTATGGAACAGTTCCAGAAACAAAACAAAAACCACAAAAGTATGGAGACATACTCTAAAGGTGTTGATTTTCCTGATGATTTTCCTATACAGCCTATACACCCGGACAAGCCTATAAAAGAAGGTGACTGCCCTATTTGTAGGGGGGATGGCATTGTAAAGGTGTTTGAAAATGGCATACAACATTATGCTAGTTGTATCTGCAACAAACACAATGAGCAACTGGGGAAAGCTGTTGAAATTGTGGAAAGAATACGAAAAAGACAAAAAGAATATCAAGAACAAAGAGAATATGAATCACATACCTATGATGAAAAGGAAATAAAATATATGCCTATACACCCAGATAAAGCCATAAAAGAGGGGGATTGCCCTATTTGTGGGGGTGTAGGTATAGTGAGGGCGGTAATAAATGGTGTAGAGTATATGCGTAACTGCATTTGTATCAAAAAACAAATTACTATACAGCAACTCAAAAAGTCGGGTATTGCAGAAAGTATAGAAAAATATACTTTTGACAAATTTCAAACGCCTCAGGAATGGCAAAGAAGATTAAAACAAAAAGCATTCAATTTTTTAAAAGAAGAAAATAAATGGTTTTTTGTGGGTGGACAAGTAGGTTGTGGAAAAACGCATATTTGTACAGCAATATTGGCGGAGTTTTTGAAAAAAGGTATGTCTGTAAGATATGTTATATGGACAAATGAAATCGTTAGGCTAAAAGCAAACAAAATGGATGATGAAAATTATCAGAGAATGATTAACCCTTTGCTTACTACACAAGTGCTTTACATAGATGACTTTTTTAAAACAGAAAAGGATAAACGCCCCAGTGAAGCAGATATCAGAACAGCTTTTGAAATCATAAACTACAGATATGTAAACAGTAATCTGATTACTATATTTTCAACAGAAAAAACCGTTGACGATATTATTGACATTGATGAGGCAATAGGAAGTAGAATACATGAAAAAACAAAGGGTTACAGAAATGTGATATTGAAAGATGAGGGAAGAAATTGGAGATTGAGAGAAGAAAAATAGCGTTTACAGTGGCAGGAGAACCCAAGGGCAAAGAACGTCCACGATTCTGCCACAATGGACAGATATATACACCAAAACAAACAACAACATACGAACAACAAATTATATTTGATTATTACAAACAGTGTGAAAATGTGAAGTTTGATGAAAATAGTCAACTGGAATTGTTTGTAAAGGCGTATTATAAAATACCAAAAAGCGCAAGCAAAAAGAAAAGAATGGCAATGCTTTCTGAAGAAATCCGCCCCACCAAAAAGCCGGATGGTGACAATATTTTAAAGGCAGTAGCAGACGCTTTAAATGGTGTCTGCTACAAAGACGATAAAAGCATTGTGAAAATGAGTATTGAAAAGTTTTATAGTGATGTGCCTAGAATTGAGGTTGTAGTACAGGAAGTACAAGCAAATGGAGCATAAATATTGAAATAGAAATGGATAGAAAAGGAGAACTGATAATTATGGATTTAAGTTTAAATAGTGAAGTTTTTTTAGCATTATTAGCATTAAGAGCAAGTTTTGATGATATGTTAAAAAAAGTTTTACAAAATATGCTAGAGCAGAAAAATGATACAACAGAAATTAATGTGAAAGTAAAAATAAAATTGCAAAAAAGTTATATCAATGTTAGTTATGAAGACCAAAGAGAAGTGATAACACCGATATTTCAACATAAAGTAACATCAATGCTACAGGTCAAAGATGAACAAAGCGGTAGCTTTAATGGAAATAATGGAAAATATGAACTTTTATGGGATGATGAAAGAGAAAAATACATTTTGACAGAAATGCAAGTAGCACAAACGTCATTGTTTTAAGAAGGGATTTTATGGGAAAACATAGAAGGAAATGCAGTGCATTTGAATGCAAAATATTGTTAGAAAAAATTTGCTGTACAGACTGCAAACAAAAAGAGAATTGTCGGTTTGCTTGTAAAAATCAGCCTGAAAAATGTGGGTTGATGGAGAGGAAGAAAATAAAAAAGTACTATGTTAATAAAATATAAAAATCTATAGAATGGAGAATACAAAATGAATGAACAAAATACAGTAAAAGGCTATAAAGTATTTGATCCAGATTGGACTTGTAGAGGATTCCAGTATCAAGTTGGGAAATATTATGAAATTCCTGAAAAGCCAGTAGTATGCAAAAGAGGCTTTCATTTTTGTAAAAATTTATTGGATTGTTATGAGCATTATAGATTTGATGAAAACAATAAGGTGGCAGAAGTAACAGCATATGGTGATATAGACATTGACGAATATGAGAAAAAGTACTGCACAAATAAAATAAAAATTGAAAAAGAATTAAACTGGAATGAAGTACTTAATATGGTCAATACAGGGAAAAATTGTACAGGATTTAGAAATACTGGATACTATAACACTGGAGACTGTAACACTGGATACTATAACACTGGAGACTGTAACACTGGAGACTATAACACTGGAAACTGGAACACTGGAGACTGTAACACTGGAAACTGGAACACTGGAGACTGGAATACTGGAAATTGGAATACTGGTTGCTTTAATACAGTAGAACAAAAAATATTTTTATTTAATAAGTTGTCTGATTGGACGATGAAAGATTGGAAAAATAGTGAAGCAAGAAGTATATTCTATGATATAAGAATTAGTCCAGTACAAAAAATTAATAAAAAAGATATGACAGAGAAAGAAAAAGAACAACACCCAGAATATCAAACAACAGGATTTTATTTAAAAGAACTACGTTCGGAAGAAATAGCAGAAGAAAGACAAAAATACTGGAATCAATTAAGTCAAGAACAAAAAAATATTGTTATGGCAATACCGAATTTTGACAAAGAAATATTCAAAGAAATAACAGGGATTGATGTGGATAAAGGAGTGTAAAGCATGGAAAATATGAAAAAACAAAAGCTAACAGAGGAAATGGGAAAAATTGTAATAGTAAATAAAGTAAAAGCAGGCAAGTATCTTTCTGATGAGGAAATGGAAAAATTGGAAAGAATGTTTTATGAATTTGACGAAATATTGGGGGACAAACCATTGGAGTTAATCACCAAAGCAGAAATATTAAAAAGTATAAAAGAAGGTAAAAAACTTGCAGATGACGAAGTAGAAGAATTGGCATATAAAAGCCAACATGGAGGATTATTTGGGGATAATCTGGTTGAAGTTATAAAAAGGGAAAATCAAAGATGGTTTAGGAATATGACTACAATATTAGAATTTAATAATGAATTTTATGCCATTGATTGGGGCGAAGGTTTAACAGAATTTCAAGAAAATTGCTATTGGAGTGACAAAGCTTATAAAGTAAGAAAAACAGAGAGAGTAATTACAATAACGAATTATGAAAGGATAGAAGAATGAGAAAAATTGTTGATGATGTAAAAAACATGACCATGTGCGAACTAATGAATAATTGTATGTTTATAAAAAATGGTGATGTATGGTATAGAGATTTTAGTGAAGAAATACCTTTCAGGGATTTGATGAGAAAACTTATCAAATATCATGTTCCAGATGTGAATATAGAAGGTTAAATAATATGGACGATTATAAAAGAGGATATGAATAAGCCTTAAAAGACATTAACATGCCAATGAGTGTCATTATGAAAAACTGGAACACTTCAGAATGCCCTCGTTGTGGTGAAGTTTTTTCAGACTATAAACCATGTGATGATGATTACTATGATAGAGCAACATATTTAGAACGTTGTCCTTATTGTGGACAAAAGTTGTTATTGGGACTAAGAAAGAAGAACTTTCACGAGATAATCGAAAGGTAGCAGGTAAGATAGATTGAAAGGAAGAGAAGAAAATGAAATTTTATAGAAATTATAAAGATATAGAAAAAAGATACAAAGAGCTTCCCAAAAAAGAACTTAAAAAACTGTATAAAGGCGAAGGATTCCTTTGTACAGATGTTGTGGCAGGTAGAAAATGCCGCGACGGAGGACAATATGGGTTTTACACAGAGTATACCCCTACTAAATTAGTAGGAGTATATGAAGTGGAAAGTTCCTGTACCTGCACTTTTGACAGATGTGGGACAGGGTTCGAGGGGTATGTTATACTCCATCAGAACGAATACAGAAAATTAATAGAAGCCTCTGACAGAATAGAGTCGGAAGGGTCTTTATATTGAAATTTGGTAAATCACTTAGATAAATTGTGCTAAGAAACCATAATAAAAGTATCCAAGAGCAAAGGGCAAAACAGAAGTATCGGTTTGAACTGGTAACATAAGGGGAATTTTTATGAATAATTATTTAGCTATAATAAAACAAGAGAAGAAAAGAGAAGCACTACAAAAAAGTGAATTTAATAAAATCTCTGCCAATTATAGGGAACTATTCAAATGTTTACTTGAAAATCATTGTAACAATGATAGATTTTTGAATTTATTGTTATTTCAGAAATGTAATATTGAAAATTGCAGAATTTTTGGAAATGAAACTGAATTTTATGACACTATTCAGTCAAAAGTGAAGTTTTTTCATAAAATATATCAGTTTGAAATTTCAAAGCGAGCAATACCAGCACTAGGGTTGAGTTTTGAAATATTCTATCTTTCTACTTTTGCTCAGATATACAACAAAGAGATTTTTGATTTTGATGTAAAAGGATATTTATATATTGTTCTTCTTTATCATAGTATAAAAAAAGAAGTACAAATAGTGATATATAATGGACTGTTAAAAACTAATTTTGAAGAGTTAGCAAATAATTTAGGCAAATTACAATCGGAAAGAAGATATGCTACATCAACTTTATGTTATAAATAAAAAAGAGAAATAAATAGGTAATTAGTGATAGAATAGAAGGAGTTTTGATATGCAGTTTTTAGAAAGAAATGAAACACTAAAAATTGGTGCAGTCAAAAAAATTTCCAGATGAATTTAAAGAGATATTTATCATTTTATTGAAAAAACATTGTTGTAGTTTTTCTGATTTATTGCTTCACAAATATTGTAAAATTAAAAGTTGTAAAGTTTATGAGAATGCAGAGGATTTTTATAATAAATACAATACCATTTTTGTAAAACTTCAAAAAAAGATATATAGGTTTACAATTTGGATTTGTGACCCTGACCCATTAAATACAAATCATTCAAAAGTTTGGTTTACGGATTTCTATCAACTTTACTGCAAAGAATGTTTTAATAAAGAAACTGATTTTACTTTAGAACATTTGTATATTATTTGTTATTACGGCAGTATAAAAAAGGGAATACATATATTAATATATAATGGATTTTCAAAAACTGATTTTGATGAATTAGTAAACAATACAAATAAATTATAAAAATACAAAAAGGGCTTCCGCCCTCTCATACGTCAATAAAATTATATCATAGTATGAATGGATAAACAATAGGGGGCGGAAGTTTTGATAAGTAAAAAAGAAATGGAAGCGGTCAAAAATAAAATAGAACGATATTATTATAATGAAAAGGTGATTGTGTGGAATCAAAAAGAGTTAGAAAGATTGACAAAACGTTTGCAGGAGATTGAAAAAGACAGAAACAGCCCCTTGTTGCCTGTTTCGTTATGTACGGATTTGAGGGGGATAAGATATGATAGTGTCGGAGGGAAAAGTGGAGGATTGCCACAAAGCCCTATGGATAGCAATATTGAGGCAATTTACAGAAGATTAGACAGTAATTACGAGCAGACGCAACAAAATATATTGGAGTTAAAAATAAATATACAAAAGCTAGAGGACGAAAGAAAACAAACTGAATTTTACATACATTTGTTGAATGAGGAAAGCAAAAAAATATTAGAATACAAATACAAACAAAAAAGGGTGTATTACAGATAGCATATATTATGAATTTATCAAAATCAAGTGTCAGCAGATTACTTTGTGATACTTATACAGATTTGTATAAACTAATGCATTACAATAAGGAAATATAAAAAACCTGGGACGATTTGGGAAAAAATCGGGACGATTTGGGAAAAAAACGGGACGATTTGGGAAAAAGTCGGGAATTTTTAATCAAAATATGTGTTATGATAATAGCATAGAGTTTTAAAAAAGGATAGCTAGAGTGGTTATCCTTTTTTGTTTTGAAAATATTGTAAATATAGGTGAAAAGAAATGGAAAAAACAACAAAAAATATGCAGCTTGTAGAAATTTCAAAGCTAATACCTTATATCAATAATGCTAGGACACATTCTAAAGAACAGATTACAAAGCTTCGTTCTTCTTTAAGGGAATTCGGATTTATCAATCCTGTGATTATAGATAATGATTACAATGTGATAGCAGGACACGGCAGAATAGAAGCGGCAAAACTAGAAAATATCAAAGAAGTTCCTTGTGTTTTTGTAGATTATCTTACTCCGGCACAAAAAAAGGCTTATATTATTGCAGATAATCGTATGGCTATGGATGCAGGCTGGGACGAGGAACTTTTAAGAATAGAAATTGAATCATTGCAGGCAGAAGCATTTAACATAGAATTAACAGGATTTGAAGAACAAGAAATTGCTGCTATTTTTGATAGTGTAGAGGAAGAAATACAAGAAGATAACTTTGATATAGAGGAAGTATTATCAAAGCCAAGCATAACAAAAAAAGGTGATTTATGGGTACTTGGAAATCATCGTCTTATATGTGGTGACAGTACAAAACAGCAAACATATACACTTCTTATGAATGACAAAAAAGCAAATTTAGTCGTGACAGACCCTCCATATAATGTCAATTATGAAGGAAATGCAGGAAAAATAAAAAATGATAATATGAAAAGTGATACGTTTTATCAATTTTTGTTAGACGCTTTTCGCAATATGGAGAATGTAATGGAGAATGATGCAAGTATTTATGTATTTCATGCAGATACAGAAGGATTAAATTTTAGAAAAGCGTTTGCAGATGCTGATTTTTATTTATCTGGCACGTGTATTTGGAAAAAACAAACTTTTGTGCTTGGTAGAAGTCCCTATCAATGGCAGCATGAACCTTGTTTATTTGGTTGGAAAAGGAAAGGAAAACATCAATGGTATTCTGATAGAAAACAGACAACTATATGGGAATTTGACAAGCCAAAAAGAAGCGATGAACATCCTACTATGAAACCAATTCCTTTAATTGCTTATATCATTAAAAATTCGAGTATGTCAAACTGTATTGTACTTGACCCATTTGGTGGAAGTGGCACAACATTGATTGCTTGTGAACAGACAGGGCGAATTTGTTACACAATAGAACTAGATGAAAAATATTGTGATGTGATTGTAAAAAGATACATAGAGCAGTCTGGTAATACTGAAAATGTTTTTGTGATACGAAATGGAGAAACCATTCCATTTAATCACATAGCAAATACATAAAAATGTACACAATAAATATGTAATATTGTTGTGTAGTATACTTCTTGCTATATCTTCAAATAAACGGTAACATGTGTACTACCAAAAGGAAGAAAACCAAAAATTAAAAATGAAAGGTTGGTACACATTATGAACGAAAAAATAAAAATACAGATTGCAGAAATGAAAAAACAAACAATAGGCGTTGAAATAGAAATGAACAATATTACAAGAGAAAAAGCAGCGAGTGTTGCAGCAAAATTTTTTGGCACAGGACATTATGAAAATACAGCAGCTAGAAATGGCTACTGCACTTGGACAGCTTGGGATACAGAGGGTAGGGAGTGGAAATTTCAAAAAGATGCTAGTATTGCAGGTAATGATAGTGAAAAATGTGAAATGGTAACACCAATATTACATTATAAAGATATAGAAATGCTTCAAGAATTGGTTAGAAAATTAAGAAAAGCTGGAGCAAAAAGCGATGCAACAAGAGGCTGCGGAATACATATTCACATAGGAGCAGACGGACATACTGCACAAACACTTAGAAATCTTACAAACATTATGGCAAGCCATGAAAGCCTGATAGCAGATGCTTTAAATATTGATGAGGGCAGAATACAAAGATACTGCAAAATGGTTCATCCGGAATTTTTAAAACAGGTCAACAAAATAAAACCTCAAACAATGGAACAGTTTGCTGATATTTGGTATACTTCCCATCATGCGGATTTCGATAGAACACAGCACTATAACAGCAGTAGATACCATATGCTAAACTACCATGCAACATTTACAAAAGGAACGATTGAATTTAGACTTTTTCAATTTGATGCACCAGCAGATGGAAAACAAAACGGGCTTCATGCAGGGCAGTTAAAAAGTTACATTCAATTTTGTTTAGCACTTAGCCAAATGGCAAAAACACTCAAAACGGCAAGTCCAAAACCACAGCAAAATGAAAATCCGAAATATGCCATGAGAACATGGCTGCTAAGACTAGGATTTATTGGAGAAGAATTTAAAACAGCAAGAGAATTTTTAACAAAACGACTTGAAGGAGATACCGCTTTTAGAAACGGTAGAGCAGCATAAAAATAAGTCGCCTCAATATGAGGCGACAATATACTTTTTTAGAAAGGATAGTGTCGTAATGAATAAAAGATATTATATTGCTTATGGTAGTAACTTGAATGTGAATCAAATGAAAAAAAGATGTCCATCAGCACGAATTGTAGGAACATCTGAAATTCAGAATTATGAACTGCTTTTTAAAGGAAGTAAAACAGGATATTATCTTACTATTGAACCGAAAAAGGGAGAAAGTGTTCCAGTTGCTGTATGGGAAACTACAACAGAAGATGAAAAGGCACTGGATTGCTATGAAGGTTTTCCTATATTTTATGATAAAACAGAAATGATATTGCCTGTAAAAGAAACAGGAAAAATTAAAAATCGAAAAGGATATGTTTATATTATGCATAAGAACAATCCACAAGGAATACCTAGTCAGCATTATATTGATACCTGTATGGAAGGATATTTGTATTTTGGATTTGATATAGAAATTTTGAAAAAAGCAATAGAAAAAAGTAAAAAATAGGGTACTCGAAAGAGTATCTTTTTTGTTGCGTTGCAATAGAAAACTGTTTTTTTAAATTCAAACAAATAAGGAAATGAGGTGGTGGATATGTAATGCCAAGAGCAAGAAATCCAGATTGTGAGAAAGCAGAAAAGCTGTTTGTAGAAAGCGGTGGAATGCTGAATTTAAAGGATATTGCAGAACAATTCAATGTTTCGGAGGGTACGGTTCGCTCCTGGAAAAATCGCTACAAATGGGAACAAAAATGTAATGCAACGTTGCAAACAAATGATAACAATGATTGCAACGTTGCAAATAAAAGAGGGGCAAAAAAGAATAATCAAAATGCTGTAGGACATGGTGCTCCCAAGGGTAACAAAAACAATTACAAGCATGGTATTTATGAGAAAATGCTTTTTACATTTCTATCGGAAGAACAACAGGGATTTTTTTTACAGCATGAAATTGATGAGATAGAAGAATGTAAAAGAATGATAAAGTTTTGTGATTTGCAGATATTCAAGTTTATGGAAAAAATAAAAGAGTTGGAGCAAAAAGCAGGCGGGCTTGTAGTGTCTGGTGTGAGTAAATCAAAATCAAAATTAGATGGAACACAAAGAGATATGGCAAGTGATTACACAGAAGAAAAAGTAATAACAAACACTGTAGCAGTACATGAATTGATACTCAAATACAACAACGAAATCGAAAAAGCAAAAAAACAAAAAATGAAGTGCCTGGAAATGCTTAAAAAGTATAAAGAAACGCAGAAACAAGAGCAGACAGAAGGAAGCAGTACAGAAATGGCAGATATGATTATAGAAGCATACAAACAAAGAATGGAAGAAAACAAAAAATGATTGATAAAGAAGCAATATTTTATTATGCAGAACATCCTATTGCATTTGTGCAAGACATTATCAAAGCAAAACCTGACAAAGAACAATCAAAAATATTACAAAGTGTAGCAGAAAATCAAATGACTACTGTAAGAAGCGGGCACGGTGTAGGAAAAAGTACTGTAGAAGCATGGGTAGTAATATGGTTTATGATGACAAGACCCTTCCCTAAAATACCATGTACAGCACCGACACAGCATCAGCTATTTGATATTCTTTGGGCAGAAGTGAGCAAATGGATAAGGAACAATCCCCTTTTGCAAAAAGAATTGATATGGACAAAAGAAAAGGTTTATATGAAAGGATATTCAGAAGAATGGTTTGCAGTAGCAAGAACAGCGAGCAAACCAGACGCTTTACAAGGTTTTCATGCGGATGATGTGTTATATATTATTGATGAAGCAAGCGGTGTAGATGATAAAATATTTGAACCTGTGCTTGGTTCTCTTTCAACATCTGGCGCAAAACTTTTAATGTGTGGAAATCCTACACAATTATCTGGTTTTTTTTATGATAGCCATAATAAAAACAGAGCAAGTTATGCGACATTTCATATTGATGGCAGAAAAAGCAGTAGAGTATCTCAAGATTTCGTTCAAACAATTATTAATATGTATGGTGAGGATAGTGATGTATTTCGAGTACGTGTTGCTGGAGATTTTCCATTGCAAGAAGATGACATTTTTATACCTCTTTCACTTATTGAAAGTTCTATTATGACAGAATGTTGCCTACCTCAAAAACCACATATTGTACATATTGGAGCTGATATTGCCAGATTTGGAGATGATAAAACGGTAATAGGTTACAAAATAGATGAGAAAGTAATATTTTATAAAAAGCGTCAAGGACAAGATACTATGAAAACAGCAGACGATATTATATTACTAGGAGAACAATTAGTGCAAAAATATCATATCACACAGCCAATACCCGTAAAAATAGATGATGGTGGTGTTGGTGGAGGAGTAGTTGACCGTTTAAGGCAAATCAAAAGAAATCAGCCAGAGCGATTTTGGTGGTTAGAAATCTATCCCGTAAAATTTGGACAGCGTATTAAACACAAACATTATTATGATAGTACCACTTATATGATGGCAGTAGTAAAAAAATTATTACAGCCCTATGATGAACAAGGAAATCAAAAAGCAATAGAGTTAATCCTTCCAAATGATGATGATATGGTAGCACAGTTAAGTGGAAGAAAATATTTTATTACAGAAAATAGTAAAATTAGAATAGAAAGTAAAAAAGATATGAAAAAAAGAGGAAGGTCCTCTCCAGACGAGGCGGATTGTGTATTACTTCTTTGTCTGCCAGTAAAACCGCCTAAAAAAAGAGAGGTGAGAAAAAATGTCTAAAACAAAAAAGAATGTGCAATTTAAAGTAGTAAAACAACAAATTCAAAAGTCAGACATTCCTTTACAGCTTACAGAACAGCAAATTTATCATGCTGGAGATTGGATAATGCCTGCTAATAATATGATAGGTTTGCGAAATTTAGTCAAAAATAGTGCGATATTACCACAATGTATCAGAGCATATAAAAATAATATTGCAGGATTTGGCATTGGTGTTCGATATATTGAGGATAAACAAGAAACACCTGAAATGATAGCAGAATTTAACAAAGCAACAGAAATCATAGAGCTTTTAAATATGGAACAGAATACCAAAGAAGTTTTTGAAGATGTCATAGAAGCAAGGGAAATATATGGTATCGCTTATATTGAAGTGATACGAAATATAGCAGGAGAAGTGGTACAGATTGAATTGATAAGAGATACCCCTTCTATACGAAAAACAAAACCTCTTGAACCATATATTACAACAACATATTATCATCATGGAAAAGAGTGGAAACGTAAAAAAAAGTACTGCAAATATAAACAGGAAATAGGAGGTAATACTGTCTATTTTAAAGAATTTGGTGATACACGCATTATGGATAGACGAGATGGTAGTTATATTGAAAATAACGAAACACTCGATATTACTTATCAAGCGAATGAGATTATGGAATTTACCATAGGAACAGAACCTTATGGAGAGGTACGCTGGATAGGACAAGTTTTAGGTGTAGACGGTAGTAGAAAAGCAGAAAATCTGAATCATAATTATTTTGAAAATGGCAGACATACACCTCTTTTGATTATGATAAAAGGCGGTACATTAACAGATGAAAGTTTTGAAAAATTACAGCAATATATGAATGATATTAAGGGGGAAGCTGGACAGCACGCATTTATGATATTGGAAACAGAAACAACTGACGGACGTGCAGATTTTGACCAGAGCGAAAAACCAGAAATTGAAATCAAAGAGATTGCGAATATACTGCAAAAAGATGAACTTTTTCAGAACTATATTGATAATAATCGTAGAAAAGTACAATCAGCATTTCAGCTTCCAGATATTTATGTTGCATATACCACGGATTTTAACAGAGCAACAGCACAAACGGCACAAGTTATTACAGAACAGCAAGTGTTTCAGCCAGAGAGAAAAAGCCTTGCATGGACAATTAACAATAGACTGTTAAACGGCTATCGTTTTCGATATGTAGAAGCATATTTTTTAGAACCAGATATTAGTAACCCAGATGATATATATAAATTACTTACTGTAGCAAATAATGCAGGAGGTTTGACACCAAACAAGGCAAAACAAATTGTATATGAAGCATATGGAGAAGTTTCGGAAGATTATAAAGAAGAATGGGGCAATATTCCGCTTGCATACAGCAAAACACAAACTACAGGTTTTGACAATCAGTTACAAAAACAGATTGAAAAAGCAACGTTAAATCATGATGATGCTGTTGTAGCTGTAATGAAAGAAGTTAGAAATCTTTTGCTGAAAATGGATAAGGGGGGATAATATGTATCAATCCCTTATCAAAGCGATAGAAAACTATATTATCAAAGCGAATGACAACCTTTCAGATATTTTAAAAAGAGAAGGCTATATCAAATCAAAAAGGACACTGGAATATATACAGCAAATAGAAAATGAAACAGCAGAAGTATTGATTGAACAAAGAGATTACATACTGAAGGAAATTGAAAAATCTGTTGATATAGAAACGTTTTTAAAAGAAATATGGGAAAATGTAAAAATTACTGACGTGTTAAAATTTAAAATTGCTGCTATTTTTGTAGAAAATTTGAAAGAGTTTGTTCCAGAGTTTGTAAATTACTATATTCAACAAACGGATAGACAATTGCAGCTAAAACAAGTATCTAAAAAAACGCTTTCATGGATAGATAGCTGGAGTAAAGAACTTGGAAAAATCATGCAGCTTAACAGCCACATGGAAATAGAAACTATTTTAAAAAAAGGGTTAGAAAAAGGTAGTGGTATACCAGTTATCACACGAGAAATTATGGAAAGTGGTATACGTAATGAATATTATAAAGCAAGACGTGTCGCAGTAACAGAAATTTTGACAGCACATAGGGCAGCACAGCAAGAAGGATTTATGCAAAGTCCTGCTGTAAAAGAAAAAATGTGGAAGCATACAGGAGGTTACAGAAATCAGCCAAGACAAAACCATATCCATATAGATGGACAAAAAGTGCTAAAACAAGAGCCTTATACTTTGATAGGTGCAGATGGGAATACATATTATCCTATGTATCCAGGGGATACCTGTTTGCCAGCAAAAGAAAGAATTAATTGCCATTGCTTGTCACAGTCTGTAGTAGATGATGATATATTAGGGTTGTCATTGGAAGAAAGACAGGAATTGCAAAGAAAAGCCGTTCAGGAAATGGACAATAAATGGGAAAGAGAGGCAAATGAAAGGGAAAAAGCAAAAGCTGGAATTGATGAAAATACAGTAAAATGCGATTGGCTGAAAAATAAAACTGTTGAAGAAAGAAAAAAATATTTTAAGTCTGATGCAAGATGGGCGTTATTTGAAAGTGGAGTCATACAAAATGACATAGACCTTGAAAAACTTTATAAAACAGTTACTACAGAAAAAGGTACAAAAAAAGAATTTAAAACACTGACAGAACTAAAACAAGATGGTATAATTACAGTATCAAATAAAACATTAGAGCATTCTACAAAAGGTGATTTTACAAATTTAAAAAACCCAAAAAAACCTGCTAGTGATAAAAATGGTGGAAAAATGAAAGGTGGAGGACATTCTCAGACGAATATAGATGAACTTGTACATAGAAAAATAAATTATAGAATAGAAAAAACATATAAAAATGGTGTTCGTATTGGTGGCGTGGAAGGTCATAAAACTGAAAAAAAGAGAATTGGAAATTCAGAACAGGCATGGTTTCCTAAAAGCTGGAATAATGATGAAGTATTAAAAGCTGGAACTTATGTTGCAAATACTTCTAAGGATAATGGAATGCCTAAATTTGCTGAATATAATGGTGTTCGTGTTGGAATTTTTATTGATGAAGATGGATACCCTTCTACTATTTTTCCAGACGGAAGTAAACAACCTGAAAGGAGCGATAATTGATATGGTAGATAAAGTTAAATTTTATAAAACTGTTGAAGATGAAAGAAAACTTCATCCAAACTATCCATATTATGAAAGGGATATATGGCAACCAAGGCTTGAGGCATTGGGAGAAGATGAAGATGATATTATTGAATTTATGGATAATGCAGATAGAGAAACCTTAAATAATTTGTGGTCTATTTATGATGATTTAATGGATAAATTTCCAAGCAAAAAGATGGATAAGGCAATAGATAGATTTCTTAAAAATTATCATAAAGAATTTGATACTTAATTCATAAAGCACTTACATAGGTAGGTGTTTTTTTATTGCAGAAAAGCAAAGGGAGTGAGGACAATAGAAGGAATTACAAAAGCAACAGAAATCAGCAATGCCAAAATACAGTTTGTTTCTCTTGTGGATTCTGCTGCAAATCAACGACAATTTTTATTGACGAAAGCAAAGGACAGCAAAGCGAATTTTAAAAGTTATGGCAAAATTATTAAAAAAGATAGCAAGAATCACTATGTTACAGGTATTGTGTATGAGCCTAAAAAAGAGGATACACAAGGTGATTTTATGACAGAGGAAGAAATTACAAAGGCAGCTTATTATTTTGTAAAAAACAGCAATAAAATTGATTTACAACATAATTTTGAGCCTTTGAAAGGTGCTTCTGTAGTAGAAAGCTGGATAGCAAAAGCAGATTTTCATATCAATGATGAAACAATACAAAAAGGGACATGGCTTATGACAGTTGAAATTGCAGATGATACCATTTGGGACAAAATTGAAAAAGGAGAAATTACAGGGTTCAGTATGGGAGGTTTTGGAGAGTTCGGCAAGGAGGACAAAAATTTGGAGCAAGAACAAGAAAAAGAAACAAACGAAAAGAAAGGACTATTCAAACAGCTTGCAGAAGCATTTGGACTTTCTGTTGTAGAAAAATCTGGTAAAAAAATGAGTACCAAAAATAAAGAAACACTCAAAAGTATTTATGAAAATATGGGTGCGTTTTTAAAAGAATTTGATGATATGAACGAACAAAACGAGGAGGAAAAAACAATGACACGAGAGGAAATAGAACAAATGGTAGCAGAAGCAGTTAAAAAGGCAATGCAAAGTAATCAGCCTAAACCAAAAGAACCAGATAAAACAGAAGAAGAAATCACACAACAAAAAATAGAAAAAATGGTACAGCAAGCAGTGGAAAAAGCAACAGAACCACAACAGCAACAAAATATTAGTATGGAACAAGTAGAAGAAATTATTGCAAAGGCAGTCACAAAAGCAGTAGAACCTATATTGAAAAGTGCAGGTGTACCAAGCAATCTCAATGACAACGGCAGTTTGCAAAAATCTGCAGAAAAACAACATTATATGCATGGTATTCTTTAATTGGGAAAAGGAGGAAAAACAACATGGATAACAATGCAATTATTAACAAAGCAGCAATACAAACAACAAGTTTAAGTTCTGGTTTGCTGAATCCGGAACAAGCAAGAAAATTTATACAGCAGACATTTGAAGCTACAAAATTAGGTGGACTGATTCGTAAAGAAATGAGAACGGCAAAAACAGGAGAGATTGATAAAATCGGTATTGCAAGCCGTATTTTAAGAAAAAAGACAGAAAATACGGATGATGATTACAGAGGAGAAGTCAAAACGAGTCAAATTGAATATAGCACAACAGCAGTACGTTTGCCCTGGGAAATTACAGAGGAAACATTGAGAGAGAATATTGAAGGACAGCATTTTGAAGAAGTTGTGACAAATTTAATGACAACACAATTAGGTGTGGATTTAGAAGATTTATATTTGAATGGCGACGAAGATACAGATAGTAGTAATCAAGATTATGATTTTTTAAAAATCAATGATGGCTGGATAAAACAAATTTCAAATGGTGGTCATGTTTATGACGCTTCCAGCGAAACAAGCATGAGTCTTGATTTATTTTATAAAGCATTAGCACAGATTCCGAATAAATATAATAATGGTAAACTCCGCTGGTTGATGTCCCCTAGAAGGTCACAAGAATGGGAGTTATTTTTATTGAATAAAGTGATTGGTGCAGGTGGTGCAGTACCAGAAAGTATTTACACAGCACCTGCTCGTATTCCAGCAATAGAATGCCCTGCTCTTGATGACGCTACCATATTATTAACTGACCCTAAAAATTTAATTGTAATAAACACTTATGATATGAAAATCCGTAAAACGCTGGAAGGTAAAGAGGCTATTATGAAAGACAAGCGTTTTTATGTTGCGCATTTGGATTATGACCCTATTATTGAAGAATTAGACGCAACTGCAATCATAAAAGGTTTGAAATAAGGGGGGAATTATTATGAAGTATCATTTGAAATTAAAAAAAGCACTTTCTTATTGTGGTATTGTCACTGCAACAAAAAAACAACCAGATGTATTTATAGAGGATGAAGAAATAGCAAAGCAGGCACTTGATACTGGATATTTTGAACTGGTGGAGAATCAAGAAGAAAATACAACAGTATTACCTATCAGTAAAGAACAACTTGAAAAAATGAAAATAGAGGATTTAAAAAGTATTGCAGAAGAAAAAGGGATTGATATAACAACATTGAATAAAAAGGCAGATTATATTGAAGCAATTACAGCATTTGATAATAATAGCAATGAAGTAGATTATCAAGAATTTCAGTGAGGAAATAGTTATGATACAAAGTCCATGGATAACACCGCAGGAAGTAAGAGAGTATTCTGAAATACAAGCAGTACAACAGCGTAATGATACACGACTTGCAGTAGATATTGCAAGAGCAGAACAATATATTATGACATATACACATAATCGTTTTGAAGATATGAAACAAATACCGCCAGAAATTAAAACAGCAGTATTAATTCTATCGGAAGCATATGCTTATAATGCTGTAGTGTTAAGCAATGAAATGAAATCAGAAACATTTGACGATTATAGTTATACCACTGAAAAAAATCAAATCAATATTGATAATTTAGATATTGCAGCATTGTTAGATGATTATGTTGTAACAAAACCTACAAATGGAATATTGTTTCGTATGAGAAAGTTATAGGTGATACTGTGAGTTTAGAAAAATTATTAAATCATACTTGTGATATTTATCATATACAGAGAAAAGATGTTTCTATTGGTTATGGGTTGGCTACATCACCTTCTTTTTATTATTCTGAAGAACCAGATATTAGTAGTCAAAAGTGCCATTTTGGAGTCAATTCTCAAAATATGAATATCACACAAACAGAGCCAGTTAATATCATGCAATCTAAAATAAAATTGACATTACCTATTGAAGCAGATATTCGTATCAATGACAAAATAATAGACTGCATGACAGGATTAGAATATACAGCAGAACAGCCAGTTTATATTAGAAATCATCATATTTTTGTGTATATCAAAAAAGTAGGAGAGGAGAAAATGCTATAATGTCTACTATAAATTTTGATATGAGCGAATTAAAACAGTTTTTTCAGCAAATGGAAAATGTAGCAAGAGGGAAATTTAAGGAAGATTTTACAGTGTGGTTGGAAGCGATTGGATTCGATTTTTTGAGAGTAGTACAAGACGAAATTAAAAATCGGAAAGTGATAGATAGTCGTTTATTACTAGATAGTTTTACAAAAGATGATAGTGGAAATGTTTGGAGAATGTTAGATGATGGATTGACATTAGAAGTTGGTACAAATGTAAACTATGCTAACTATGTAGAAAAAGGACATTGGACAAATCCCCAAGGAACAGCACAACGATTTGTACCAGGATATTGGGAAGGTGACCGCTTTATTTATGATAAAAATGCAGAAAGTGGTATGGTATTAAAACAAAAGTGGATAGAAGGAAAACACTATTTTGAAAGTGCTTTACGTATTTATGAAACAATTTTTAAAGAAAGTACAGAAAGAAAATTACAGCAATGGATTGATAACTATTTTACTGTATAGGGGGAACAAATATGATAGAACAAGAAACAGCAAGTATTATCAAATTTGTAACAGAAAATGCAGGAAATCCCTATACTTATTACTGGAATGTTCCTCAAAATTTTATGATTCCTGCTGTTTATTTTACTACACCAGAAATGATAACAGGAGGAGAAACATTTTTAACATATTATATAGATTTTAGTTGGTATATCCATTTCTTTCATAAAACAGCACAACATGCCTATACGATTGCTCAAAAGGTACTTACAGCAATCAAGCAACAAAAAAATTTGATACCACTGATTTCAGAAAACGGCAACATAATAGAGAATAATTGGGTACGTGTAAATGACCCTAGTGTTGAAATCATAGAAAACGGAACAGCACAGCTTACCGTTACATGGAGAAGTCGCAGACCATACAATAAGGCTGAAATACAAAAAATACAAGCATTTTATGTTGATATGTCTATAAAATCCGAAAAATAAGGAGGGAATATAAAATTATGGCAAATAAAACAATCAAAAAATCTGAAACAGAACAAAAATTTACATTAGAAAAATTAAAACAAAACTGTCGTAAATTATTTGGTGTTTCTGAGAGTACATTTTTTGGTGCAACATACAACATGACAGGAAAATACACCATTTCAGAAATGAAAACCCATATTGAAGCATGGAAAAAGAAAGGGGTGAAATAATATGGCTGGAGGACGATTTGATAAATTAGTAGGAAAAGTACGTCCAGGTACTTATATCAATTTTGAAAGCGGTAGAGAAAATAATATTATCAGTACAGGTAAAAGAGGTACTGTTATGATACCACTTTCAAAAGCTACATATGGTCCTGCAAAACAGTTTATAAAATTAACAAATGCAAGCCCTGATGCAGAAGTGGCTAGATTAGGATATAGTATTTATGATGATGACGATAACAGACAAATGTTGTTCATTAGAGAAGCATTGAAAAGAGCAACTATTGTATATGTTTATATATTGACAGAAGGAAAAAAGGCACAATCTGAAATTACAATGACAATACAACAAAAAAATGATGAAAATTTAACTACAAATGTATTAACAGCAACAGCAAAATATGGAGGTAGCAGAGGAAATACATTTACAGTAACAATAGACGCTAATCCATTAGGTGGTTATGATGTTCTGATTCATGTTGATGGAAATAAGGTAATAGAATATGAAAGATTATATACAGTAGAAGAATTGATTGCATTAAATAATCCATATGTTGTTTTTAAAGGAGAAGGCATACTTGGAGAAGCAGCAGGAACAACATTGACTGGCGGTACAGATGAAAATGTGTCTAATACAGATATTACTGATTTTATAGATGCATGGGAATCTATAAAATTTAATACGGTTTGTTTTCCATTTGATGGAGAAGAATCAGAAAATGTCAAACAGGCAGCGCTTACAAAAGTAAAATATATGCGTGAAAATATGGGCAAAGGAATACAAGTAGTTATACCAAATGCCGGTAATATGAATTATGAGGGTGTTATCAATGTAACGAATAGCGTTTCTATTGATAATAATGCGTTGAGTCTGGAAGAAGTATGTGCATGGGTAGCAGGAGCAACAGCAGGTGCAGCGAATACGGAAAGTCTTACTTATGTACCCTATGCAGGAGCAACAGCAGTTGTAAAACCAAAAAGTAATGAAGAAGCGATTGCAGCTATCCGTAATGGGGAGCTGTTTTTTTCTGTTAATGAAAATAATGAGGTTGTTGTGGAATATGATATTAACAGTCTTACTGCATTTGGAGATAAAAAAGATAAAAGTTATAGAAAAAATCGTATTATACGTGTATTTGATACGTTTCAGGAAACCATACAACTTAATTTTCCACCTAATAAATTTCATAATAACTCCAATGGTTGGGATATTATGGAAGGTATTGGAAAAACAATATTGAAGCAGTTTGAAGATATGGGAGCAATTACAAATGTACGCTATAATGAAGATTTTTTAGTTGATAGAAAAAGAAGTGCTGATGATGAAACCTATTTTAATATCGGTTTGCAAGCAGTGGACAGTGCAGAAAAATTATATTTTACCATTACAACAAGATAATTAGTATAGGAGGAATGTTTTATGGAATATAATCATGCACCCATATCATTGAGAGAAGGACATGTTTATTTAGATGGTGTAGAAATTGCAGATAGCATAAAATGTGAAATTAAATTTACTCCTGATGTTTGGACTGGCAGACAGCTTGGAGAATTAACACCAAGTAGTCGCTGGTTAGGTTATGCCATTACAGGGAATATTACACGCCGTCGTTCTTCTAAATGGTTGGAGGAGAAAATTATAGAATACAAAGAAAGTCATGAAACACCTGAAATGAAAATACAGGGCATTATGGAAGATAAAAATAGTGATTATTATAAGGAATATGGTACAAATACTGTAACTTGTGTAGGCTGTGTTTTGACAGGTGACTTACCTCTTACTATGCTTGATAGTGGCGGTGATGTTGTAGAGGATTCTATATCATTTAATGCAAAAGATGTTTTAATATAAAAGGAGAGAATAATTATGTCAGAAAATAAAAAAGATTTAAAATATTTTATGAGAAATACAGAAACAGAAATCGTAACTGCACCTGGTCCAAGTAGCTTTAAAGATGAGAATGGTAAAGTAATACAGTTTGAAATTAAAGTATTGTCACAGGAACAAATCAATAAAATTAATGATGCCTATCGTAGAAAGAGTATGGCAACAGACAAAAAGGGCAATCCACTGATTGCTATGGGTGAAGTAGTATGGAAAACAGAAAAGGATACTGAAAAATCTGTCAGACATATGATTGTAGAGGCTTTGCAGTATCCAAATCTAAAAAGCAAAGAACTTATGGACTATTATGGATGTGTAGATATTACAGATATGCCTTTAAAAGTATTTTCAAAATCAAATGAATATCAACACGTTCTTCGTATTGTTATGCAGGCTTTAGGAATGGCAAGTGAAATAAATGATGAGGAAGAATTAGAAGCAGCAAAAAACTAATTCGTGAGGCAGGAAGTACAGCATATTGGGCAAGCGTTTTGTGGCAAAGACATCATATGCGTATGGAAGAATTTTATCATATGCCTAGACGTTTGCAGCTTCTTTATATTGCCTCAGAATTAGAAGAAAATAAAAATCCTGTGAGAAATGACATATTTAGATATAAATAGACACGGAATGAAAAAAGTATGTAGAAAAATTTTACTCTATATGTTATAATTGTCATAATTTAATGTCAATTTTGAATATATAGGGAGGTTTATTATGAAAAAAAGTAAGTGCTTAAATTTTATGTATTTTAGCAAATTAAGGGTTTTTTTATTAATTATTTTGTTATTTGTATTATCATTAACTGCTTGTAGTAGTGATACAAAAGCTAGTGAAAAGGCAATATCAGTAGCTAAAAGTGCTATTGAAGTTGCAGATAATTATTTAGATAACAAAATAAGTAAAGATGAAGCAGATAGTCAATTAAGTTCTCTTAAATCTGATATGTCATATGTTGATGATATGGAACAAAATGATGAACATAAAGCGACTGATTTTTCAATTAGTAGCTCTATCACAATGTTATCAACAAATATATTTCATGATAGTTTAGATAGCACAAATGAAACCTATGATAAAATTTTAGAAACAAGAAATGATATTGCAGAAAAAGCAGGTTTAGAAAAAAGATAATTTTAAGAAAGGATAGAAAAGATTATCATGAAAAAATTATGTGTAACATTTTTATTAATTGTGTTTATGTTCACTGGATGTTCTAAAAAACAGGATATATCTAATAATACAGATAGTGACAATGCAACAACAATGTCTAACTCTAATGAATCTAACTTTACTGAAGAAAATACTACTATACCTACTTCTACTGAAGAAAATACTACTATTACAAGTGTTTTAAAAAATGGATTTTCTATGAATAATGTAGAAAATGTTTCAGTTTATTTTGATTCTAACTCCAATACTTATACTGTTTTAATGGCGTTAGGAGAAAAAGCTACTACATTTGATGATATGTGGAAAAATAATCAATGGGACAATTACAAATCTACATTTTTAGAATTATCCAATAAGGTAACAAAAGTAGCAAAATCTTCTGATGAAAGTTCTAACTATAGAATTATATGTACTGTTGAAAATGTTGCCTTACTTATATGTGATGGTGACTCTTATATATTTGACATATATAATTCAGAAGTACATGAAAAAATATCTGCAATGCTTGAATCTATAGCATATAATTTGGCTAAATTTACATATGCAGAAGTTTTGTATGACGCTAATGATAATATGTACACACTTAAAGCAAGTGCAGGATTTTCAAAAAAAGAGTTACTAGATATGTCTTCTGAAGATTTAAACAATATAATCAATTCTGTACCAGATACTGCAAAAGGTATTTATAATATGGTAGCATTAGCAGATAAAAATATGAAATTTACTTTTCAACTTCTTGATGAAATAGATAAATCATTGTTGATAACTGTATATAATGATGAAATAACATATAATTATTTTGAAGAATAAAACTTAAAATATTAAGGGTTTTGCAAATGCAAGACCCTTTTTCTATGTCTTTAGCAGAGGGGGGAGAGATATAGCGAATTTAACGGCGACATTTGGTATCTTAGATAATATGAGTAGTACTATAGCAAGTATTGCGCAAGCTGGGTTATCTATGACAGAGCAGTTTGAAAGAGCAGGAGAAGCAGCAAGTGCAGTATTTGATACTGTTTCTCAAGGGTCAGTTGCAGCAGCGTCTAGTATAGATGGTGTTGCAACATCTATCAATTCTTTACAGAATACAACAAATAATGCTACTTCCTCTACTGATGCATTGTTAGATAGTATCAATCGTTATGGAGATAGTATGCAGGATATTACAACGCAAACAGATTCTTTATCAGATTCTTTCAATCATTATGGCGATAATTTAGATGAAACTATAAGAAATACAGAACAGCTAGGAGAAGCAGGCACTTCTGCAAGTGAAAATATTGCAGCATTAGAAGAAGTGATGCGACGCTGTGGACTTGCTGCTGGGGAATTAAGCTCAGAAATAGAAAAAGCGAACGACAATGAACAAAAATTGTCGCAAGCAATGCAAGAAGCGTCACAAATATCAGAACAATTAGCAGATAATAATAGGGTTTCTACAGAAGCAAGAGAAAATCTTACAAGAGCAAGTCAAGAGGCAGAAGAAGCTATAAATGAATTAACATTAGCACAACAATCTGCAGAAGAAGCTATGACAGAATATGACAGAATCATTGCTTCAGGTACAAACAATATTGAAGAACTTAGACAAGCAGCAGAGCGAGTAAGTCAAACTTCAGAAGAACTTGACAATGCAAATAGACGAGCTGCTGACGCTACAAATGAATTGAGTGAGGCAACTCGAAGGGCAGCGGATGAAGCTGAAAACGGCAGTCAAAGAGGAGCTAATGCCATAGAAGAATTAGAAAAAGCATTAGCAGCAGCTGGTATTGCAAAATTGATTAGTGAAATAAAAGACGCTTTTATGGAAGCTTCTGCCGCCGCCGCAGAATTTGAAACAGGCTCTAAAAAAATATCTACTATTGCAGATACAACACAAGTATCTCTTTCTCAAATGTCATCTGATATTATGAATCTGTCAAGAGATACAGGTATTTTTGCCGCAGACTTAGAAGAAGCTACCTATTCTGCACTTTCAGCTAGTGTCAATACTGCTGACGCAGTAGAATTTACAGCAACCGCTTCCAAATTAGCAACAGGTGGTTTTACTAGTTCTGCAACAGCAGTAGATGTATTGACCACAGCATTAAATGCTTATGGCTTGGAAGCAGGTAAAGCAAGTAATATTTCGGATATGCTTATACAGACGCAAAATTTGGGTAAATGTTTTGCTCCCCTATTCAGAAGATGGATAGGTGAAAAGCGGGTTAAAATTGGAAGGCTAATGACTACTCAATAATTGGTCTATGCTAATCAATTACCACTTAATAATGAAAGTTATTAAAGGTTTAGAGACTAGATAAAGTAAGCTAAGTAAAACTGTGATTATTTATCAGCAGTTTCTATATGCAGAAATGTCCACGAAATCCGCACCCCTAACGTATGATAGACGAGGGGTAAGAGATAGTCCAACTCTATGTGAAAACATAGTTCCAGAATAAAGAGTCTGGACAATGAAGAAAGAAAACAACAGTTGATGAACTTGCAGCGTCTGTTGGTAAAGTGATTCCTCTTGCGTCTGCTTATGGTGTTGAAATGGATAATCTTTCTGCAGCTTATGCAGAATTAACAAAAGGCGGTATTGCAACAGCAGAAGCAGGTACTTATTTAAAGGCTATGCTGAATGAATTAGGAGATAGTGGAAGTGATGTTACAGAAATTTTAATTGCAAGAACAGGTAGTTCTTTTGCTCAGCTTATGCAACAAGGTTATTCTCTTGGTGATGTTATGGCAGAACTTGGGGCAAGTGTAAATGGTGATGCTGGTGCATTTAATGAGTTATGGAGTAGTTCAGAAGCTGGTATTGGTGCATTATCTCTTTATAATGCAGGAGCAGAACAATTTAATAGTACTCTTACAGCTATGCAAAATTCTATTGGAGCAACCGACGCAGCATATGAAGCTATGACAGATACTACAGCACACGCACAAGAAGAAATGGCAAATGCAGCAAACAATTTAAAAATAGCAGTAGGACAAAATATCAACCCCATGATAGAAAAATTATATCAAGGTGGAACAAAAATTTTAAATGTTATGTCAAGTTTTGCTCAACAACACCCTACTGTAGTAAAAGCAATTTCTGCTGTTGTAGTAGCAGCAGGTGTAGCAGCAACCGGACTATTAGGCTTTGCCACAATAACACAGCTTTCTGTTATTCCAGCAATTATTGAATTTGCGACTACACTGAATTTAGCACTTGGTCCTGTTGGTTGGTTAGTCGTAGGTATTACTGCACTTGTATCAGGTGTAGTAGCACTTTGTTCAATGTGGGAAAAAGCAGAAGATGAAACCGCAGGTATGACAGCAACAACACGAGAGCAATATTATGAAATACAAAACTTAAATGAGCAATATGAAAAAGCCTGTGAGAAACATGGAGAATTGTCTGATGAAGCATTAACGTTAAAATATCAATTAGATGATTTATCAGCGTCATTTGAAGAAAACAGACAAACAGTAGAGCAATTTTCAGCAGAAGTTGATGCTCTTTGTCAAAGTGTAGAAGAAATTGGAAATAGCTATGATGAAGGAATGTCAAAAATCAATTCGCAAGAAGTTGGTGCAATGGCACTCATTCAAAAATACAAAGACTTGTCTACACAGACAGAGTTGACAGTAGCACAACAAAAAGAATTAGATACTGTTAGCAATAAATTATCACAAACTTATCCAGATTTAGCAAAACAATTAGACGAAGCAACCATTAGTACAGAAGATTATGTTACGGCAATGAAACTTGCTTGTAAACAAGAAGCTGAAAAGCAGCGACAACAACAAGCAGAAGAAACTTATATTGAAGCATTGCAAAAACAAGTTGAATTGGAAAACGAAATTGCAAAAGCAAATGAAAATATAAGGCTGGAGCAAGAGCGCATTCACAATATGAGTGGTTGGGAACGTCTTACTACATTTGGAGAAACAGATGACCTCAAAACGTATCAAGCAGAATTAGACAAATTAACAACAGCGCAAAAAGAAAATAATGCTGTAATATCTGAAATTGAATATTACTGGGAAAGTGCATCACAAGCAGCAGAGCAAGCATTAAATGGTGTTGTGAATGCAGAACAGGGGGCAGCAGTTGCTTATGAAAGTGTTAGAGCCGAGGTTGAGGCTCTTTGCACAGCTTATGATGAAGCATATTTAGCAGCAATGAAAAGCTTTGAAGGACAATTTGGTTTATTTGATAAAGCAGAAGCAGATACAGATGCAACTGTTAGCAATGTACAAGCTGCACTTGACAGTCAGTTAAGTTATTGGGATAGTTACTTATCTAATATAGAAACATTAAAAACTACTTCTTATGAAAGTTTAGACGTTACAGAAGAAAATTATAATCTTTTGATGTCTTATGTGCAAGATGGTAGTGCAGAGGCGGCTGGGCTTGCAGCAAGTTTAGCGGAAGCGATAGAAAGTGGAAATACAGAGGTCATTTCAAAAATAATCAATACAATGGGAGAAGTGCAATCAAAACAGCAAGAAGCGGCAGCAGCTACAGCAGACTGGCAGACAAATTTTAGTTCTGAAATGGACGCAATAGAACAAAAAATGCATGAAACAGTAGAAAATATGAATATAGCTGATGGTGCGAAAGCGTCTGCTGATGAAACAATCAATGCCTATATCAATGGCATCAAAAATGGAGAAGGCGGTGCAGTTGCAGCAGCACAATCTGTAGCAAATGCAGTAGCAGCAACATTGGCAAGTGTAACACCAAGTATCAATATTGGTGTTAATACAAGTGGCACTGTTCCGGGACATGCAAATGGTACAACAAATGCAGAAAGCGTATTTATAGCAGGTGAAAAAGGACCAGAATTGATAGCAAGAAAAGCAGCGACATATGCTAGTGGAACAACAAACAGTACAGATTATTTTATAGCAGGCGAAAATGGTCCAGAACTTATTATTGGACAGCAAGGTAGTACTGTATTTCCTACGAGTGAAACGGACAAGTTAATCAATGCTTTAAATTGTGAACCGAAACCATTACAAGTATTTTCTAATAGTAATCAAAATACAGAAAATCAATTTGTAAAAACTCCTATAGAACAACAAAAACATATTGTACTAGAAATAGCAGGAAAAGGAAATATTGAAGTTGGTGGGAACAAAGGTGTTAGTAAAGAAACAGTGATTGAAATACTTTATGAATATATCAAGCCAGCTTTAATGAATATCATACAAAATGAAATTTATGAGGAAGGAGAACTATCATATGATTATTAAATATGAAATGTGGTTAACATACAATGCAGAAAAAGAAAAAATACAACTACCTGTATTGCCTTCCTCTTTTGAAATAAAAAATGGAAGTAAAAATGACAGTATTGATATTGTAAGTTTAGGAGAAATCACAATTATGCAAAGTCGTGCTGCTTTACAATTTCGTTTTTCTAGCTTTTTTCCAGCAACAAAATTTCCAGGAATACAAGTCAGCAATATTACAAAACCGCTTACATTGATACAAAAAATCAATGAATGGAAGGCAAGCAAAACACCCATTCATTTTATTGTAACAGCTTGTGGAGTAGATATTTATGTAACAATAGAAGATTTTAGTTATTCAGAAGAAGGCGGTGATGTTGGTACTTATCAGTATAGTATAACACTAAAAGAATATAGAGAAATCACAATACGGCAAGTAAATGTAGATATACTAAATAAAAATGCTCAAGTAGAAAAAGGAAAAAGAAGAATAGATAATACTGTAAAGCCTAAAACATATACTGTGAAAAGCGGAGACTGTTTATGGAATATTGCAAAAAAATATTATAATAATGGTTCAGAATACAAAAAAATATATGAAGCAAATAAAGAATCGATTGGTGGGAATCCTAATTTGATTTATGCTGGACAGGTTTTGACTTTACCATAAGGGTGGTGTAGCAATGCATTTGATACTTATAAAAAATAAACAATATTATGATATAACAGAACTGGTGGAACAGATACAATGGAAAGGCAGAAAAGGTTCTTCCTGTAGAACATTAAATGTAACACTGATTGATGATGACGGATACCAACACGCTAGAAGTAATATTGATGTGGAACAGGGACATCAATGTTTGTTTTATTATAATGATATAGAACTTTTTAGAGGCATTATTATGACACAAGTACAAAATAACAATAAGAAAATGACATTTACTGCTTATGACAATGGTATCTATCTAGCAAATAATAAGGATACTTTTACTTATGAAAATAAAACAGCAAGTGATATATTTCGAGATTGTTGCAATCGCTTTCATATTCCTATGGGAGAAGTATCAGAATGTACTTATAAAATACCAGAATTAACAAAAAGCAAAACAACTGCATTTGACACCATTGCGGACGCTTTAAGTCTTGATTTTGATGCAACAGGCATTAGACATTATGTCATTAGCAAAAATGGAAAACTGAATTTAATCACAAGACGTGAAAATATATTGCAATGGGTTATTGAAACAGAACAAAACATGAAAAGCTATTCTTATACAAAAAGTATAGAGGATATAAAAACACGTGTCAAAATGGTATCAAAAGAAGGTACAAGCATTGCGGAAAAAAGTAATACAGAATTAGAAAGTAAAATAGGCATTTTTCAGGAAATCGATAAACCAGATGAAAGCCTAACAACAGCACAGATAAATGACAAAATAAGTAGCCTGTTTCATGAAAAAAGTACACCAGAAAAAACACTAACAATAGAAGCATTAGGCATACCAGAAGTCACTTCTGGTATAGGAGTGTATATTATTATTCCAGAATTAGAATTATATCGTACATTTTATGTTGATGAGGATACCCACACTTTTAAAGATAATATGCACACCATGTCATTAAAACTAAATTATGCAAATGATGTTTCAAAACAACAAAATGATAATAATAATTATAACATAGGAGATATTGTACAATTTCAAGGCGGTTATCATTATGTGAGTAGTACAGCAGATAAGCCAGTTGGTGCAAAATGTGAAGCAGGTACAGCAAAAATTACATTGATTGCAAATGGCGCAAAACATCCATATCATTTAATTCATATAGATAATGCTACAAAAGTATATGGTTGGGTAGACGAGGGCAGTTTTCAAAAAATGTAAAATACTAGAATAATTAGCTAAAAATGCAAAAAAATACAAAATATATCGGTAAAAAAATACAAGAAAATACACAAAATATTAGAGTAATTTGTAATACACAAAATATTAGAGTAATTTATTAAAAAACATTAGATTAATTTGTCGGAAAACAGTATAGTGTAATTTGTTGAAAATAAAAAAAGAATATGCTAAAATAAAAATAAGGTGACCGTGATGGGCAGTCAGCCTCCCTCCATATTGGAAGGAGGTGATGATTATGATGACTACATACGAAGCTTTGTATCTTTGTATAGCGTTTGCTACGCTAGTCGTTTTAATCCTTGACTTTAAGTCAAAAAAATAACTGCCCTATATGCCCACAAGGCAGTTATTTTAGATTATAAATAACTAACTAAAAGAGGCTGACCCCTAACGCCCTTGTGCGGAGGGTGACGGTCACCTACTTTATTAAATAAAGTATATCATTTGAAATAAATTTTGTAAAGTATCTGTTTTCAAAGCAGATGCTTTTTTTATGCAAAAAACAGGAGGTGTAGCATGACAAGTGAAACAGAAAAAACAAGTGTAAAGCAACTATTTCAGGAAATGAATAAAGGAAATACTGTAGAAGTATTACAGGGTATGGTAATTTCTGAAAATCCCATCAAAATACAAATGATAAATGATGAAAAATTGATTATTGGACCAAACATTACTTATGTTCCAAGACATCTTACAGATTACAAAACCCACATTGATATTGTACAAAAAGATGGTATTGTTGACAGTCATACTAAAACAGATGGCAGCCACTCTCATAGTGGTGTACATGGGCAGACAAGTGCAACAACACACACTCATTCTTTAGATACATTCCATATTTATGATATGGAAATAACAGTATACAATGCTTTAAAAGTTGGAGAAAAAGTTCATATTCTTTCATTTAATCATGGTAAACAATATTATGTATTGGATAGGGTGATGTTATGAGTGTGTTTATTCCAATTCCTATTGAAACAGTAAGTGAAGCAACAGAAAAACCATCATGTACATATCGTCTTGATATAGATAATGGTAGAATTGTAGGGAAAATAGACGGTATAGAAGCAGTAAACCAAGCAATTAGAAAAGCAATCATTACACCTCGTTTTAAATGTCTGATATACGACAATCAATATGGAAGTGAAATAGAAGATGCTATTATTACAAAAAGTGCAACAAAAAATTATATGGAAGCTGCAATAGAAGGATTTATAAAAGATGCACTTTTACCAGATACACGAATATTATCTCTTTATGATTTTAAAATGACATGGAATGAAGATATTGCGTGTATTTTTTTGAAAGCAGATACGATTTTTGGAGAAACAGAAATGCAGGTGATGATATAAATGTTTGAAGATAATACCTATGAGCGACTTTTAGAAGATGTTCTGAACAATGCGCCAAAAGGTATTGATACAAGACAGGGAAGTATATTTTATGATGCCATTTCAGGTATATTATTAAAAGTTGCAAAATTGTATACAGATTTAGATAGTATTGTGGAAATGACAACAGTAAAAACCGCAACAGGGGAGGCTTTAGATACAAGAGCAAGCGAATATGCAGTCAAAAGATTAGAAGCAACAAAAGCAAAATATTATGCAACATTTGAAGGCGTTACTCCAAAAATTGGAGAACGCTTTTATTATGATGGTTTTTATTTTGTTTTTCAATTAAATGATAAAGGAGGTTATTATTTTGAAGCAGAAAAAGCAGGAAAAAATGGAAATGATATTTATGCAGGTACACCAGCCGTTCCTGTCAATACGATAGAAGGTTTAATATCAGCTACATTTGGTGAAATTTACGAAAGAGGCTCTGACAGTGAAGATGATGAGAGCCTTCGTAATCGTGTTATTGAAAAAATTTCTGGACCAGCAGAAAACGGAAATAGACAGCATTATAAAACATGGTGTGAAAGTATTGATGGTGTAGGTAGAGCAAAGATATTTCCATTATGGAACGGGGAAAATACAGTGAAAGCAGTGCTAATTGATACAACTGGAAAACCTTGCGGAGAGTCAAAAGTTGCAGAGGTGCAGAATTATATTGACCCTGCAAATAAGGGAATGACTGCCATAGTAAATGGAAAAACATACATTGTAGGAGATGGACTTGGAAATGGTGTAGCAAATATTGGAGCGCATTTTACGGCAGTTGCTGCAAATCCTATTGAAATTACAATTTCGTTTGAATCAGAATTAACAAGTGAAACGGTTGCAGAAGATGTAAAACAACAGGCAGAAAAAACAATAGAAGAATATATTACAAATATGATATTGACTGCAAAAGATTCAGAAAATATTGTTGTGAGAATTTCTGCTATTGGCGCAATATTAAGTAATGTAAAAAATTTAGTGGATTATACTAATATTCGCTTAAATGGTGGTGTTCATAATATTGTTGTAAAAGAAGATGATGTTCCTATATTAAAAGAGGTGATAATGGAATGAAGTTTTATCACAAATATTTTAAAAATAACTATGAAGAATTGATTCGTTATTATCCAAGATATTATAGAGAAGTTTTTGAAATGGTAGAGATTCTCAAATCACATGGAAAAATTGCGGATAGTTTGGAAGAAAATATCGAAAGGGTATTTTTGAATCATTTTATACTTACGGCAGATGAAAAAACAATCAAAATATGGGAAGAAGATATTCTTGATATTACCTATAGACAAAAACTTTCACTAGAACAAAGAAAAGCTGTTATTATTGCAATATTATGCGGACATGGACATATTGGAGAACCAGAAATAAGAGAGATTATAGCAAATTATACGCAAAATAATGTTGCGATTGATTTTAAAAAAGGAATATTATCCATACTCATAGATGGTGTTTTATTTGATGAAATCAATTTATATGAAACTTTATTGCGTAGGATTCCTGCTCATATTGCATTTGGAATGAGTGTACATAGTAAACGAGAATTTAAACAACAATTAAATGTATATTATGGTGGTGCGATTGGAACAAATTATTGTTATGCTCCAGTTAATCAGTATATTAAAAATAAAATGTTGCTGCCGATTGCCCAAAAGGGAGTTTTATTTTCTAATCAATCTATAAAGCTTGCAAATATAAAACATATTTCTAAAAGACAATCACAGACTGTAGGAGGGGTTTACTATACTACATATATTAAATCAAAATTAATAGAATAGGGGGAAATGATAATGTTTGAAGATGGCAGCTATAGTTGTTCAAAAGGTGTTGCACTGATAGCAAAAGTGTTAGCTGGCAAGTGTAAAATGAATTATACAAGAGCAGCAGTAGGAAAAGGAACGATTCCAGAGGGAAAAAATCCTAAAACAATGACACAGCCAGCAGATTATGTTATGGAAGCAAAAATTGCTGCTGTAACAAATCCAGTGAATGGAGAGTGTCAAGTTACAGTACAAATTAATAGTTCAGATGTTGAAAAGGGATTTTTTGTTACAGGAATACTGCTTTATGCACAAGACCCAGATGAAGGGGAAATTCCTTATACTTATCTTATGCTTGAAAATGGTCCAGAATGGATAAGACCTTCCAGTTCTGTTGTTGGCAAATTGGCAACATTTGAAATCATTGCAGCAGTTGGAGATGTGGATACTGTTACAGCAACAATAGATTCAGATACGATTGTTACAAAAACAGTAGTAGAAAAAATGATTGCTGAATCTATGGTACAGAGGGATATTGTCATACCGACAACAGCATGGACGGAAGAAATTGCAGAGGGCGGAGGGGGAGGCGTATATGCAAATGTGGTGCAGAAAGATGTCACGGACGAAATGATACCCATTGTTAGCATATTTCGGGAGTGTATGAGTATTGCTAGAAATTGTGGTATGAGTACTACAGTTGAAACGGTAAACGGTGGCGTGAAGTTTTATGCAGAAAAAACGCCAGAACAGGATATTGGAGCAAGTCTTTTGTTGTTGAGGGCAAGCGGGGGCAGTGGTACATATATCAAAACATGGCTAGTGATGAGGAAGTACAGGAAATGCTGAACGAAGTATTTGGTAGTAAAACAGATGAAAATGTAGAAGAACAATAAAATAAAAATTTTAAAGAAAAATAGATGGTAATTTTAAGGAGGAAATGAATTATGGCTTATGATGGAAATAAATTGACAAAAGTAGAAGCATTAAAAGCATTGGCTGAAAGAGTAAATAATGATTTTATTACAAAGGCAGAAGCACAAAAGCAAATTAAACAGGAAGTTGCGCAGGCTGGACATGCGAAATTTGAAAAAGTGGACACATTACCAGCAGTGGCAGACGCACAAGAAAATGTCATGTATTTACTTTACAATGAAACAACAGCACACTATGATATTTATGCTAAAATTGGTGAAAATATGGAACAGCTTGACGATACAACGGTTGATTTGAGCGGTTATGTTGCAAAAGAGGAAGGAAAAGAGTTAATCACAACAGAAGAAAAAACAAAACTTACAGGTATTGCAGAGGGTGCAACAAAAGTAGAACAAAGTCAAACAAACGGCAATATTAAAATAAATGGGGAGGAAGTCACCGTTTTTGAAGCGGAAATTGCAACAGATGCAGAAGTCACAGAAATGCTTGATGAGGTATTCGGCACAACAACAACTACACCAGAAACACCAGAAGAAAATGCTTAAAAGGGGAGATTCTCCCCTTTTTTATATGGAAAAGAGGTGTAAATAATGAAATTTGCAGTGTTTGAGCAAATTAAAAAGTCTTTGGAAAGTGTCAAAAAGTATGCTCTGGGTGAAATTGGTAATGTGGCAAATGCTACTGTGGAAGCAGTAGAGGAAATTGTAGGGGAACTGAATCAAAAAGCGGACAAGCCACAATATTATACAACAACAATACCAGTGGAGGGTTGGGAAAGTGACAACGCATATTATTCAAAATATTATGATATTGCAGTGGAAGGCATAACAGAAAATGATAGAGCAGATTTGATATTACTGCAAGAAAGTATGAAAACAGCAGCAGAATGCGGTTTTTGCAGTATGACAGAAACGCTTGCAGGAAAAATCAGAGTTAGAGCAATGACAGTACCAACACAGCCATTAACAGCAGAAATTATATTAAAGAAAGGGTGATAGTATGGCACTTGGTATCGTAAATGTAACAGAAAGTGGAATTACTCCTATTGAAAGAGGCGGAACAGGTAAAACTACAGCAACAGAGGCATTGAAAGCATTAGGGGGATTTTCTGAAAAAGGTGGAACAATTAGCGGTGATGTGATTATGCAGGGCAATTTGAATATGAAAAATGCTGAAAATAATAACAAAATCAGTTTTCAAACAAATAACTACATTACTATGAATGCAGATAATCAAATGGAAATAAAAGCACCTGCATTGAATTTTTTGGTAACTGGTACAGTGACACATAGAGGTGTGGAATTGGCAAAAGCAAATTTTGCTAATGTCACAAAAGAAACCATTGAAAAAAAATTGACTTGCAAAGGCGGTTTTTCAAATGTGGCACTAGGAGAAAACACATTAAAAGAAAATAGTGTAGGTAATTCTAATACAGCTATAGGTGCAAATGTGTTGCAAAAAAATAAAGGTGGCTATGATAATACTGCTGTTGGAAGCGATGTTTTAAAAGAAAATACAGATGGTGATTGTAATACAGCGGTTGGAAGTGATACTTTAAAAAGTAATACAGAAGGTTGTTACAATACAGGTGTAGGCTCTAGTGTGTTAATTGCCAATACCACAGGAGCCCAAAATGTAGCTTTTGGACATTTTTCTATGAAAAGTAATACAACTGGTGAAGGCAATACAGCATTGGGAACATATGCTTTACAAGCCAATACAACAGGAACACATAATACAGCAGTCGGACTTTTAGCTCTATATGAATCTGTTAATTATAATAATTGTTCAGGTTTAGGCTATGGTAGTGAAGTTACAGGAAGCAATCAAGTACAACTTGGTGACAGTGGTGTAACAGTATATGCACAAAAGGCGGTTGTCACCCGTTCAGACGCACGTGATAAAATAGATATTGAAGACAGTCCTCTTGGCTTAAATTTTATATTGAAGTTACGTCCTTGCAAATATCGTATGAATAGTAGAGAAGCATATTTTGAACTAGGACAAAAACGAGATTTTTCAGCAACAAATGACGGCAGTAAAGCAGGTAAGCGTCCACATTACGGGCTGATAGCGCAAGAAGTCAAAGAGGCTATGAATGAGTTAAATGTTGACTTTGCAGGGTATTTGGATAGTAAAGTAGATGGCGGTGAGGATGTACTTTCACTCGGCTATACGGAATTTATTGCACCTATGATAAAGGCAATACAGGAGCAACAGCAAATGATAGAAGAATTGAAAAAGCAAATAGAAGAATTCAAGAAATAGGGCGAAAGCCTTTTTTTTGATACTTTTTGAGATTTTTAATTGTGTATGATATTTTTGCAGGAGGTGAGCATATGGAGTGGGAGGTTGTAACGATTATCATTGCATTGGTGGGGCTAATTACTACAGTCACAAAGCCTATTATGAAATTGACCAAAACAATTACAGAATTAAATGATACCTGTAGAATTTTAGAGGAAAGAATGGAAAAGTTTGAAAATCACAATCATGACAGCCATGTTAAAATTTGGGCGCATAATGATAAACAGGACGAACAGTTAGCAGAACATGAAAATAGAATCAGTTTGCTAGAAGAAAGGAAGTAATAGTATGAGAATCAACTGGAAAGTTAGAGTAAAAAATCCATATTTCTGGTTTGGATTGGTTGCGATAGTGTTAGCAGCAGTGGGCGCAAAGCCGGAAATGTTTACGAGTTGGACAATACTCATAACACAATGTAAAAGTCTTTTGAGTAATCCCTTTGCATTGGGGTGTGTGATAGTAGCGGTTGTGGGCTACATCAACGACCCCACCACACAAGGCATTGCAGATAGTAAACAAGCATTGACATACAATAAGCCTAAAAAGGATTAATCAAATTTGTCTTATGACTTAGAAAACGAAGAACATATTTATTATAAAGATTTTGTAGATGTATTAAAAAAATGCGTCAAAAATAAAAAAGAAATTTTTTATTATTGGAGATTAGATGATGGCGAATTAGATAAAAATTCAGTTACCGAGAAAATCTCGTCAACTGCGACAGATGGAAAAAATTACTTATGAGAAAAATAACAATTTTGTAAAAGCAAATTGAAAAGAAATGTTGATTTAAAAGGATTCTATAAAAAAAATTCCGTAATCGATGTAAAACGATACAAAAAATGCTTTATCGATGTGGAAAAATAGGAGGGATTTTATATGAAAGCAATGTTATCACAGCCTATGGGCGGAAAAACAGAAAAGGAAATTTTACAAACAAAAGAAAAAGCTGTAGTAATTTTAGCAGAAAAAGGCTATAAATTAGCAAACACTTACTTTAATTTTGATGATGAACAACTTTTAAAAAATGAAAGGGTGAAAAATATCCCTTTGTATTATCTTGCAAAATCTCTTGAAGAAATGTCAAAATGTCATGCAGTTTATTTTTGTAAAGGCTGGGAAAACGCAAGAGGATGCAAAATTGAACATGAAACAGCAAAAGCATATGGATTAAATATGATTTATGAAAAGGATTGAGGTGATAAATATGACACCAGAAATAGAATATATATGTACAGAATATTATGAAGTGCCAGCACATCAAAGTAATTACACAAAAGGTAGAAAGAAACGTATACAATACATTGTGGTACACTATACAGCGAATGATGGTGATACCGCAAGAAATAACGGTAATTATTTTGCGCAACCCAATCGGAATGCTTCGGCACATTATTTTGTAGATGAAAGCAATATTGTACAAAGTGTAAAAGATACTGATACAGCATGGCATTGTGGAGCAAAAAGCTATAAACATCCAAAATGTAGAAATGATAACAGTATTGGTGTTGAAATGTGTAGCGAAAAGGACGAAAATGGGCAATATTATATTAACCAAGCAACACAGAATAGAGCGATTAAGTTAATCAGGGTACTTATGAAAGACTACAATATACCAGTAGAAAATGTACTTAGACATTATGATGTTACTGGAAAATTATGTCCTGAACCTTTTGTCAGAAATCAAGTGCAATGGTTGGACTTTAAAAAAATGTTGAGCGAAGAAAAGAAAGGATGTGCAGAAATGCTATACAATTACATGGATGAAAATATGCCAGAGTGGGCGAAACCTACCATACAAAAGCTAATTGATAAAGGCGCACTCAAAGGCAATGAAAAAGGGGAATTGATGTTAACAGATGTCATGTTAAGAATATTTGTGGCTAATGACAGAATGGGGTTATATGACAGATAGAATAAATTCCTTTTTATTTTTTAAATTGTAAAAAAACTTAATTATAGTAAAGAAAGGGCATAAGTATCATTACCTATGCCCTTCTTTTGCATTATTTACATTAGCGAGTATTACATATTGTGTTTTAAAATGATTAAAATGATTATACGGTATTTGTTTGTCAAACTGTAATCTTCTAATTACAATACCTACATTGATTCCTATTTTTTCTGCAAAAGCGTCAATAGAAGAATAGGTAAAATCATTTTGATTTATAAATTTTATATAGTATTCTTCTGGTATTAAATAATTTTTTGCAAATATATCAGCCTCATATTCTAAATCTTTGTCATTGAAAGACATATCTTTTTTGGAACCAGTAATAAAAGTTTCTTTCCTTTTTTCTTGAAAAATATGTCCTATTTCATGAAAAAGAGAAAACCAAAATTTATCAGCGTAAGCTCCTCTGTCGTTTAATGCTAACATGACTTTATCTCTATTTATCCATCTAACAGCTCCATTAATTCCTGAGCTTCTTAAATGAGGTAAAACAATAAAAGCTACTCCACATTGTGCAAAAATTTCTTTTAGACGTGGAAAAAAAATATCTGATTGTTGAAGTGTCATACTTCTTATTTCTGGCAAATATTTTTGTAACTTTTTTTTATCGAAAGGTTGACAATCCACTGTATCTGCTATATTTAATGCAGTTTGTACCCATATATTTGCATTAATTATATTTTTATCTGTCATTTCTGAAACAACTGCTCTAAATTGAACTAAAAAATTACGTTTTCCTAATATACTTAGAGAAGATATTTTTAAAAATTGTAGTAATTCTTTTATTTTTTCTTCTGTAGTTATTTTATGTGAAGAAACAATTCCTAATTTTTGAAAAAAGCTATAATCAATTACTTTCATACATTCTTTTTCTTCTTCTATTTCTTTTTGTCTTTTTATTTCAATTATTTTTGCATCATAAGTAGCTTGCATATTTAACCAGAACTTTGCTGAAGTTCCTAACATATTAGAAAGTTTTTGTGCTATTTCATCTGATAATGAAATTTCTCCATTTATCAATTTACTGATTGTTTTATCTGTTGTATCAAGTCTTTTTGCAAGCTCACTTTGTGTCATGTTCATTTCTTCAATCATGTCTTTGATATAGTATCCAGGATGAAAAGCAATCAAGTTTTTATACTCTTGTTTATTCAT